CTAGGTGTTTTTTCTCGAACTTCCCATGCTCTGATGGAAAAGAACCAGACCACCCTTCTAACTTAAAGTTAGGAGCAGATAGAGTACGGTTGGCTGTTTCTCCGCACTCACATCGAAAACTCGTTGTCTCATAATCAACAAGTCTTTCAGTTTTATGCCCATTTGCACAGGCAAAATCAAACATTCTTTTCATTCAATTCCTCAAAAGCTCGTTCGCTGACCTCTTTCAAGGTTTTCAGCCAAGTCAAGATGGAAAGTTCACCTTTGCGGAACTGCAAAGTCTTTTCATCAGGAATTACGCTTATATTATTGAGTGACTCTATCATATTGTCAATATCAATAGTTAAATCTTTCCAACCATCCATCCCCATCATCTCAAATCGGGATTCGTAATACTTTTGTAGTTCTGGGGTCATGGCATAGCCGCTTTTATTTGGTCAATGGTGGTTGCGGAGTCAATAGCAGTTTGCATAGTGGAATATTTAGTTCTGATAACTGCTCTTGCAGATTCTGCGGCTTCTGCTTCAAATGGAATGGTTGCCTTAATATCCAAAGGCGCAAACTCAGCAGATCGAGCTTCTCTACGCTTGTCGTGGGCAATGTCTTTGGCTTTATCAATATTGATGACAATCATTCTGAATACTCCCATGCATTTCGGAATGTGCGATCTGTTGGAACATCTGATGTATTAATAATTTTAAATGTCTTACCGACAGGAACATCCTTAGATGCAATTTCTTCAATAGTCATTGTTTCGAGTGCTTCTGGAGATGGAATAATAATAGCCACCCCACCATCATCAGTTGGATAAATTATTCGCTTTGTCATAGTTATCCTTTATCTAATTACAAAAACTTCTACACGCTGACAATCAATAGCACCACTTCCAGTAACAGCCGATTGCACATATATTGCGGATGCTGTTTGCACTGATCCAGTTTTTCTACTTAGCATCATTACTCCTGGTGGATTTGAGTTGTCTCCTGCATACCATGCTGTTCCTCCAACCACATAATTAGCATCAGGCATTGCTGTTGTTATGTTTACTATGTATTCACCTGTGCCACTATCTGTAATTGAAGTCACGTTAGCACTAGCAAGAATAGCAACAGTTCCAGTTCCATTAAAGTTAACCCAAGCCCTTGCAAAATAAAGTGGCGCAGTGCCTGACACGGTTGCAACTTGTGCAGAGTTAATTGTTGGTGTTGTCAGTGTTGGTGATGTTCCTAATACATTTGCACCAGAACCTGTAGAAGTTGTAACACCTGTTCCACCATTAGCTACTGGCAATGCCGTACCTGATAAGCTAATTGCCAATGTCCCACTGGTTGTAATAGGAGAACCAGAAATAGACAAGAATGATGGAACTGTTGCCGCAACACTTGTAACTGTTCCTGTTGCAGAAATTGTTGCCCAACTGGTTGTAGTTCCATTAGTAGTTAGGTACTTACCAGAGTTACTTGTTTGGCTAGGTGCAAGAGCATCAAATGCCGCTGTTGCAGTAGTCTGACCAGTACCACCATTAGCAATGGCAACAGTACCAGTGACATTAGATGCCGTACCTGTTGTATTCTGATTCAATGTAGGAATATCAGCCGCAACGATTGCTCTAAATGTTGGTACTCCAGAAGCCCCATTAGGTGCGGCTAAAACATAGTTGGCAGTCTTAGACGCATAAGGGTTTTGAGTGTCTCCATAACTTGCCGCCAATGAAATATCAGGGGTAGCACCACCACTAGACGCAACTGGAGAAGTACCTGTAACAGAGGTAACCGTTCCTTGGAATTGGTCAGCAGAGGAGATGGTGAAATTAGGGTAAGTGCCAGTGATTGTTGTTGTACCGCCTTGGGTCAAAGCAACAGTCTGATCTGGCGCAGAATTGATAATTGTGAAGTTAGGATAAGTGCCACTTGTACTAATACCTGTACCAGCAGTCAAAGCGACCGTTTGGTCAGGTGCTGAGTTAGTAACAGTAAAGCTAGGATATGTTCCGCTTGTATTAATTCCTGTGCCAGCAGTCAACACTACTGTTTGATCTGGTGCAGTGTTGGTAATGTTTAAAGTACCAGAGGTAGTGATTGGGCTGCCAGTGATACTGATGCCTGTGCCAGCAGTAGCCGCCACACTTGTGACTGTGCCAGAACCGCTTGCTACTGTTACTGTTACATCATCCCCTGATGTAGTTGCCGTAATGCCTGTACCAACAAAATTAAAACTCTTAACACCACTGGTAATCGTAGTGCCTTCTTCCTTTACAGCAATTGCCCCATTGGTAGACATGGTGCTGATGACTTTGATCTTTTCAGCAATGTCAGCGGATACAACCTCACCAACATTTAATTCTCGACCATCAGACAGGCTAATAATCAAAGAACCATCAAAGTCAATATTTGCATTAACTACTGATACGCCATCAACACCGTCTACACCATCACGACCAGCTTGACCATCAGCACCTTTGTCGCCTTTTAATCCATCTCTGCCTGACTTGCCATCCTTGCCGTCACGACCATCCTTGCCGTCTTTACCATCTTGCCCATCTTGAATAGATGCAACACGTTTTTCAATGGTGCTACCCACCGCATCAAAACGATCACGAATATCTGCTTCAATCTTCTTCAGTGCTTGGACAACCAAGTCAACATTCTCACCAATCTTCTTCTTTTGTATCTCTTTGCTTTCAGCAATTGACTTTTGTATAGACTCAAGAACAGCCAACTTCTCGTTATCTGTCATCTGGTCAAGGTTTGGCAATAAACTCATTTCAATGCTCCAGACAGTTGATCTAGAAAATCGTTCTCAACTGAACGTAAATTCTCTTGTTTGTTTGCCATTTGCAGTTCAACAATCTTAGATTTGTTCTTGATGTCAGCTTCTTTTAACATCAGTTCAGCAATCTTAACTCTCTTATCAAATTCCTTAGAAGCCAAATCATCTTGGTTTGGAAGATTCTTAGTCAGGCTTGCACTCATCTTAGCTTGCACTTCTTGAGGCATTAACTGAGCTTCAACAGACAATTTAGTAGCTTCTGCCCTGTTTTGTTCAGCCTGAGTAGTGTTTACAGCAATCTGAGCCTGTGCCGCTTGCAATGCCAACTGTTGTTGAGCCTGTTGCATCTGCTGTTGCTCAGGATTAGGTTGCATCATCTCATCCAACTTGGCAATCAACTCCATGCGGTTAGACAAACTGCTGTTTCCTACAATACCTTTGAGCAAAATAGGCAAAACAGGGGTGTCAGCACCCAAAGTCTGCAACAAACCAATGAATTGCTGCTGTTCATACTCACGAGCAATGATGCCAAGGGTGGCAGTAGGAATGAAATTCATGTCAACAGAGGGATAACGCTCTGGATCAAACTGCATGAACCTGAAAGCCGCCTTTTTGATGAATGGAATCAGGAAGTCTTCTTGGAAATTCACCAGAGTACGCTTGTATTTCTTGATAATTGAGGCAACCGCCATTGACATACCGCCACCATCACGACTAGCTTGGCTAATCATGCCGTTGGAGTCTAGAGTTCCTGTAGCTTGTAGCAACATTCTCTCAAAGTCTTTGGCAGTTGCAAGGTTGTTTGGATCAGTTTGACCAAACTTGAATGGATAGAGAATCTCAGAGGGTGCGCCATTGGTGAGAATAGCTTTTCCGGGCTTTACCTCAAACTTCATACCCCTTGGCAAACGAGTTGCATCCATTGCAATCATGGGAGAAGTGCTTAATGCCAGTGAATCCAAGTGGCTGCGAGTCTGTGCATCAATGGCTTTTTGCATGTTAAATGCTTTTTCCACTGTGCCACGACCTAACAAACGATTAGGAACTGTATCGTCTTGGTAAGACAGAACTGGCCTGTCTTTCATCATGTATGGGTTTTCTTCAGCCTTTAACAACATCCCATCATTGGCAATCACAACAATAGCTTCAACCATGTCGGTGTAATCTTCAGCCGCTGAGTTCTCAGGGAACAAGTCAACAATGTCCTTGTTTTCCTCTAAGTTGTTCAAGTATTCTCTAGGCACAAGACCGTAATAGGTAAGCAAAAGCACCTTTTCATCTTGGTACTGGCTAATCTCTTGGGTAGGCTCTAGGTCAGTGTCTTCACTGGTAGTACCAATGTCCACCTTGCGGTAGATACCCTTTTCAATGCCTTGCACAATCTTGTGGATAGAGACGTATTTCTCAATCGCCACCCCCATACAGTCATCGACCGTAGTTCCGTTGGGGTCGAACAAGAAGTTCTTTGGATTGATAGGATTGATCTTGACAGAAATTCTGTCTCTTTCCATCACACCAATTGCAGCTTGTCCGGGTTGATTAGGAATGGCTCTAGTTGAGGGGACATACTCAGTTTCAGTCTTGACAATAATCTCGCCAATGCCTGTCCCATAGATTTCAGCCATCAATTCGATCTGGTCGATAGCTTTTCTGATTTTGTCTTTCTTGAAGTCTTCAGCCAGTTGAGCCTTAATCAGTTCAACATCAATAGCCATGCCGTTTACATCTTGGATATTGTCTTCAATGTCAAAGAAGTCGCCTTGTCCAAAGATTGCTTCCATGATTTCAGCATGGCGAGTCTCAACTGCTTGCTGAGTGGCAGGGGTAACGATACGGCTACGCTCTGACTCACGAGTCTTGTCTTCAGATGCCCATGTACCACGAAAGATGCGCTCGTACTCTAGGTAGGCGGGGAGGTAGTTAGCATCACGCCAATCTCGCCACTTGTCGCAGTGGCTAGTGATGAAATCGGTCAGTTCTTTATCAGCCTCAGTTGGCTCATAAAACTCATTCTGTTCTAGTTTGACTTCTTTGTCTGTTGCCATAGTGTTACCTTATTGATGAACCGATTGTATTTCCAAAGGGGTCAGTAAATGTGGGGGATTCAATTGGGGTTGCTGGCATACCATTACGCTCAAGAATGGTCATGCTCTTTTCCTCGTTAGGGAAGACTACGAAGTTGCGAGTTCCTTGTCCAGCAGTTCTTGAACCCTCGTCAAAATACTTGATGCCAGCGATGCCTTGTTGCTGTAAAAAATTAGATGCCTCAGCGGGATTAAAAGGAACAACAGTTGATCGAGTAGACCCTTTTTGCCGACCCATTTCATAACCAATACCCTCATAAGCCTCTTTACCAGTTTTATTTAATGGCATCCCAATTTTTGTCATTGCATCTTGAACATATTGAGACTGTTCACTCAATGGCTTATCCCAATCCAGCATGGTTGCAATCTTCTCGTCAGGAAGATCAACTTTGTAGAGGTTTCCAGTACGAGGGATGCCCTCAAACTTACCTAAGTCAATTGACTTGGCATAGTTCGTTGCCGCATCCCAACCATATTCAGGGTCTGTGAATTGTTTTAGGACATTTTCAGGATGGTTATGGGTCATTATGTTTTCCCAATAAGCCAACCTCGCTGTGGCATCTTTCTCTAATGCCTTGTTGTTTGTCCTAAATGCTCGTTCCTGATCTTTTTGGGCTTGTTCATACCAAGTGTCAATAGACTTACCCTTATACTTTGCTTTACTGGTATCAAACCAGTTTTGTTCCATGAACTGATATTCTTTAGCTACAGCAGGATTTTCAGCAACATAAATTCCATAACCATAAGATTGCGCCCCCTCACCAGTTCCAATCTTTGAGGCATCAAACTCACCCAATGGGTTGCGCTCTGTGGGTGGTAGTGTGTGAGGCGTACCATGATAAACATCAAGAGGACTTACGCTACCTCTTGATATATCCCCAAGCAACTGCGCTGGCAAACCACCACGCTCCATGACTTGAGGCACAACCCTTTCAGCATATCTAGCACCAGCACGACCAACATTCATTGCCGCTTGATTAGCAACCCTGCCACCTTGACCAGCCAAAGGGATAACTGTCATTGCCGCATTGATAGCTTCTTCCCTTGGGCGCAATGTCATGCCCGACCCTGTGGTCAGAGGTTGACCATAGGAGATGCGTTCAGCAGTCTTCTGGACATCACCGACACCAACGGCATTAAAAAGAGAATTTCTATTGGCGTAAAGCAAATCCAATGAGGGAACACCAGTTCTCGGCATGGATGGCATATTCAGAGTACCACCAAGAACATCAGAGAATAAGCCAGAGATGAACCCTCTAGGGGTTGCTTGCATTCGGTCTGTACTAGGCGCAGGGTTCAAACCTTGTGGCTGTGGGTAACGCAACTCTTGTGTTGTAGCAAATGGGTCTAGTCCACGAGACAACCTGTCCAAAGCAAACTGTTGTGCCTTGCTATATATATCTTGTGTAGGCTCACCGCCAGAACGCAACAGGTTCAACTCATCAGCATTCAGAGTCGGCACAACTAATGGATACTGAACTGTTCTACCTCCAAAGTCGGAAGATGCAGACAGCTCTGTCATCGGGTCTTGAATAGTGCCAACATTACCAAGGTAACCTCGACCTTTGGCAGTTATCGGTTGGTTTACGCTTTCAGAATAACGAGTTCCATAAGGCGCAAGACCCATTCCATCATTTCCACTAGATAGCCCATAGATGATGTCACGCCCAAATGGGTCAGCACCAAATATGTCGAAGCTATCTTCTCTTGCCATTTAAACCCCACTAATGATGTCGATTGGTTGCCACTCGTCTTCATCATCTGCCTCAAAGTATGAGGTTATAGATAACTGATCTATATAACTTAACGCATCAGGAAGATCGTCATGCACCCCCTGAGATGGGTACATCAGCAACTGGTCTACAAACTCTGACCAATCCTCATCCTTGTTAAGCACGATTCTGCCATGCTCAAAGCGTCCTTGCAATGCCCAAATGATTCGGTCTGACTTCTTCCTGTTGCCATGAGTCAAATCCACTATATGAGCATATATGTTGGATTTTCGCATTAAATCGCTCAAATAGGGAAGTACCGCATTTTTTAATGCTCCACGCTCAATCCCAATGGATAAGGGTTTGTACTCCCTGATCGCCAACAGTATATTAGCAGCAGTGGTGCGAATGTCCCACCGCCCGAACTCAATCTTCTCAACATACCACTTGCCGTCCTCTGTCACCTTCACCACCGCAATGGCACTCTGGTCTAGACGCTTCTTAGAGTTGGCGGCTTGCTTTGCCACCTCCTCAAACCCCGCCAAGTCAACCGCTATAAAGTATGAACCCTGTTCAGGTATCTCCCCATACTTCAGCCACTCCTCCTTGAAGACATCAGACCCCGCATTGTCAAAACTGGCTAGGTATTCTTGTTTGAACGCAAAGGAAGATAGGGTTTTCTTTGCGCTTTCGATTTCGCTAGGGTCTATAAGAGGGTTGTCTTGGGTAGTAAAGTGCCAGCTTTTCCAATCCTTGTCTTCTTCCGACTGCCCTAAGTTATACAGGTCATATAACCAATTTCGTCCCTTTGGTGTCGATATGAACAGGGCTTTACCCTTTTTATCACTCAAAGACGCACGAATAACCTGTTCCCAAGTCTCAGGCTTAATGTCGGCAACCTCATCCAAGACTGCATATGTCAGACTGATACCCCGCAAGGTATCGGGTCTGTCTGACCCCCTCACATATATCTTTGCCCCATTAACCAAGGTGACTTCCATGTTGTTTACATGGCTGCTGGTGATGATCTCTCTGCCAATGTCCAGCAATACATCCCAAATAATCTGTCTAGCCTGACCCTGAGTAGGGGCAACATACAGCACCGCACTGCCAGCCGGACAACTCAACCCCTCTATTAATAGTGTAGTGACCGCCAACCTTGACTTACCGCAACGTCTACCCGCCACCACAACCTTGAACCTTGTCTTATCGGCATACACTTCCTGCTGCCAAGGCAATAGCGCAAAGTTCAGGTCAGCCATTCTTAGCCTCTATGTCAACAATGTCATCATCAGATGCGCTTGCATCAGATGCAACAACAGTAGGTGCGCCAATCCCTGTAATATTAATATGGATTGCACTCCTCTGGCTCTTATCCTTTTCAAACATGGAAACAGGAAGTGTGCGGTCAACACACATCTTGATAGCCGCCATCTGTGCGGGATGGTTGTCGTTTAACGCAATTGAGATCATCTTCTCCACAACATCCTTACCACTCGACTTGATAAGCATATCTTTCAAGTCCTTGATGCGCTGGCTGTCAGTCTTGGGAAGTGCCAAGTCAGGATTCCTTGCGTACTCCTGTATCTGACGCTTTAAGCCAAATATACCCTTGGGTCTGCCAGCTTTCTTCTTGTCTAGCTGTGGCTGCGGGCTTTCATCTTGGATGCTGTCAATCTGTTCTATCTTCACGATTGTCCTTGTCTTTGTGGGCGTGATAGGTTAGGACTATAGCAAATAAGAGGTCAATAGTCTTTTTTTTCGTAGCGGGATAGTGGGGCTGTCGCCCCTTTTCCTAATTTGGCTTTTTCGGTATAGCGGATGTACCCACAATTATCACCGACCGACCACACCCCCTCCCCCCCATCAAAAGTTATCCACAGGCAAATTGCCGGATGCAAGTTATCCACAGGCAACTGTGGACAGTGTGGATAACATCTGTAAGCTGTTGATTTTGCTAGAATTTTCTGGACGCTTACAAACTGCTGACAAAATCCATTTAATACAATGTCCATTATGTTAAGTCAAAATCACAAAAGGTATTACAAACATTACCGATCTGAGATGGGAAATGAAACCAACCTGTGCAAATGTGGATAACTTCGATGCCGACCTGTGGATAACCTGTGGATAACTTCCGACTCGGCGGATTGCTGGCTAGCGGAGGCGGAGAGGGAAAGAGGCGGATGGTGCATTATTGGGGTACTTGACTACTTTAAGTCATAAGGACTTTTAGTTATGACAATGCCATTCGTTATGCACTTCTAGTTTCTCGCAAAGCTAACGCTAATCTTTGTGTTGTCAATGCCTCTAATTCGCCTTAGAACCGCTTACAAGAGGCTTCTCAAGGCTTTCCTTATCTACCCCTAAGAAATCATATAAATCCATCTCTGGGCGGTATCCGCAATTCCAGAGGATTTGATAGGTATCCAAGACATTCCTGAACCCATCAGAGATATTGCCATCACCAGCACAAGCCATGATTAGCTTGTCTGGCATGGTCAATTCACGATAAAACCACCGAGAGTTGAGACTTGGCGGTCTACCATTACGCTTACCCATCACTTCTTCGGCGGTAGGTTAAACATCTTAGGTGGAGTACCAGCACCATAGACAGGCTCTAGGTCATCTTCCATATCATCGAACCCTGACCCTTTGCCAAAGTTCTCGTTAGGCTTGAACTTGGTGACTGTGGCTGTTGGGTCAAAGGCTTTAATCTTTATAACTTGCTGAACCAATGGGTCGGACATGATTACCTCAAACTCTTCCAGTGTCCAGATTGTGCCTATGTCCTTGCGTTGACGCTGCAAGTCAAGACTATCGTTGATTGTTGGGACAACGGCAAAGACATTCCCATCTTGGGTTTTCCATTCAATGAACTTTGTCGATGGGTTCTGGCTGATCTCATTGTCCACAGCCCACTTCTCCAAAGCCTCATAACCTTTGACCATTCCACTAACAGCCTTGCGTAACCTCTCAATGTCACCAAACTCCAGACCATCCCAAACCCTACCCATCTGACCCCAAAACTTGACCCTAAACTCAGTGTCAACTAAAGTAATCAGTCTATCAATCCCCCAATTTTGGTGATGAAGCTCTTTTCTAACCTCCAGTTCCATCAACACCGCATTAGATTCGATCTCCCAAACAGTTGCACGACGTTGAGGTACTTGAACATCTGGAACATCTTTTCTTGATCTTGAACGACTCATTTTCAATTTCCTTTAAACAAAGCGACAAAGAGACAAAGCGACATGAGACAAACCCCTTGTTATAGACAAGGGGAGGTTTGTCCCACTCTCATCGGCGGGACAATTTGGGACATTGTCCCACTTTGTCTCGTTTGTCACTGTATAAATACACATATCAAAAAGCCTCTGAACTAGACTTCAACCATACCCAACCAGAGCCAATTGCCAGCTTGTTTGTGGCAACCAATCTCTCCCTTGCCCTAGTCCAAGCCTTACGAAAAGCAGTCTTATCCTCATCAGTGCAACCTTTCATAGACCAGAATTCATCTCTCCAATCATCCAAACTCACTCCAAACCTACTAGTACCATCTACTTCACGATATGAGCCTTTAGCCTTAATCGCTTTCATTAACGAATCCATCTCCAGACGTTGATTCAGACCAAAGCCAGCATTGTTTTTACTAGCTTTTAAGTTCTCACCAGCGATGTCTGGGTTGTGCCTGATGGCTAATGAAGTGGCGGCTTCAAAGCCAAGGTCTGACATTCCGATCTCTACCAGCACCACCTCAATACCCACCTCTATGTTGTCAGCACCGTCTTTCATTTTTGACACTTTAAGGATTGCGTTCCCTATGACGCTTGGGTCTGCTGAGTTGATGACTGAATCCTGTCTAACGATCTCAAGAACCGCATCGCACCCACCCAAGAGTGAACTATGTCCTCGCAAGCCCTTGGTGATGTCCTTGCCTGTATGGTGAATCACCAGTAATGCACACTCAAAGAGTTCTTGCAACTTGCCTGTTTGGGTGATGAAACCACCCATATCCTCAGATGATGACTCGTTGAACTCACCGCCAGCCATACGCATTAACGTATCCAAGATGATGAGTTCTAGGGGTTCACCTATCTCAGCAACCAATTCATTGATGGCATTAATTAACTCCGCAAAGTCTTCGGCCGATGATCTTAGGTTGAGTTGCGCTCTAATGATGTAAAGGTTTGCGCCGTCTGGACTGCTGTTTTGTATCTTGCAAGCCTTTACCCTTGCACCCATGCCGCCATGTCCCTCACCCGATATAAACAAAACAGCACCTTTCTTGGGTATTTTGTAGCCCATCCAATCTCTACCTGTAGATATTGCTTCTGCCAAATCCAAGGCTATGAATGACTTCCATGATGATGGTGGAGCGTACAGGGCTACAAAGGCTTTCTTGGGGATAATTGACTGAACGAGATACTCAACTGGTTCATCCTTGATACTGTCCCAAGACTCAATAAGCACTTTAGGCTTTTTAAAGCTATCAAGGTTACTGTGGTTTATCTGTTCTTGAGATAACTCTAATAACCTTTGCGGGGTCTGAATATCGGCTAATGAGGTCACAACTGGACAGGCTCTAGCCATCAGAGCGAGATTCTGCCTGTCACCTTCATACTTTGTGACCCACTCGAAAGCGTCTTCTTTGGGATTAGAAAGATTCAAATCCAACACCCTGATGCTCTTTGCGGATGGTAAGAGTGCCTCAACTATTCTATGGGCATAGTTCCACCCTGCAATGTCGTTATCTGGCACTATGACGACATTTGCACCTGTGAAGTATTGGTTAAGGTCAGGATTCCAACCACCAGCACCAGCGTGACTTGTCGTAGCTACCACGCCCAACCCGCACAAGGCATCTGCCGCCTTTTCACCCTCTGCTATATAAATGACCTTACCATCGGCTACTGCCTGTAGCACTTCGGGCAGTCTGTAAGGGACGATTCTGCAATCTCCTAACTTGCCGACTCTTGTGTTGTCAGGCATGACTCTGAGGGTCTTGTAGGTCTTGCCTTTGGCATCATAGGTCTTGTATCTTTGCTTGAGGAATAGGCTAACTCCATCTTCATCGGTGTAGTGCCATTCTTGTTCCAAGGTAGGCACAGCTATCAGTGGTATCGGTTTCACGCTTGCTAGGTATTCTGGTCTGTCTGGTAGGGATGGGAGAAGTCCCATATCCTTGATGGTGCTGAACACTGATTGCTGATCGCACCCACCATGACACTTAAAGAGGTAATTCCCATCATCAGATTCGGTGATGGACAGGGATGGATGCTTATCTCCATTACCTTGACCATGATGAGGAACAGGACAACTTGCTAAGTAACCACTGCCTACTTTCTTTGCGTTACCCAATATGGACGCTATTTGTTGTGCTGACATTTGGTATCTTTATTCAAGGGACAAAAAAACCAGAGTTCTCCCCCGAAAACTCTGGTGCGGATAGGTTCAGTGTTTAGCTGAACATCTCATCATCACTTTGCGATGGTGCTGGCTTTGCCTTTACAGGTGTAGGTGCTGGCTTTACTGGTACTGAGACTTCGGGGTCAAAGCCACCGCTGTTGTCCTCCGACATCGCCGCTGGTCGTGCCACCCAACTCACCACCTCAAAGAGTGGCACTCTGGTTGTTCCCTTGCCAACCTTTTCGGGGCGTGAACCCTTATATTCGACCACTGGCAACTTGCCAACATTGGAGGATGCCTGTGCTTGCACTTGTTTCCACAAGGCTTCCAAGCCCATGTTTGCACCCGCACCGTTGGCACTAAACTCTGCCACGCCCATCGTCTTGTTGTAAAAAGTTGCACGAAAGCCACGCTTATGCTCGGCACTTGGCTGTGCGCCTTTCTGACCAAGACTGCCATCAGGCAAGAATTCAAAGATGCCAGTTGCAATGTGCATCCAACCTGTCTCAAGGTTTTCATGGTCAAAGACAGACTTCTCAAAGGTGAATTCGCCATCTTGGTTTGACCATGCGTTAGCTTGGGGGCTGAATCTGATGTAGTTACCGTTACCACCGCTGTTTGAAAGGTTTAAGTTCATTTGATGTTTCCTGTTTAAAGTTGAAGTTAAAAAAAATGTGACTGATGTCACTGTGGGGGATTGGGGTTGGGATTATTGACCAATACTCTTGTCTCTGGCAAGGGTCAATCCTGAAGATATGCGGGAAGTTAACGCTTCAAGGTTTGGCTTTTGGTCTTTTGTTATTAGTTTCTCTGCTTGTGCAGGGGTGATGAGTTCGGTCTTCATTACTTGATCTGTATCAAGTCCCAAGGCTAGAAGTCCAGCATACGCTTGCCATTCATCAGTCCAAGACCTTAACGCTCTCTTGGGTGCAAGCTGCCATCCAGCAATCACAGCACCCTTTTCCATGCGCTTTAAGGCATGATCTCTGACCGCCTTGATGTAGTCCTCAACCATGTCAAACTTGGTCAGCAAGACGCTGATCTGTTCCTCTGTCAGCACCTCAACTGGCGGTGCTGAGTGGACAACCTCAACCATGTTTGCTTGTGCAGGGCAGATTGTTTTAGCCGCACAGTATTGGCAAGCAGAGTCCGAGGGTACAGGCGGGAATGCGGGGTTAAGTGCATTCTCAATTGCGGGGGTCAGGATGTAATGTTCCCAATCAACGAGTTCCTGAGTTGTCATTGTGTGCTTTCTGACCTCACCATGATGGGGTTGGATAATCCAGAGTTCGATAGTGTCGATGTCTTGATATAGACCACCAGACTCCATAGCCGCCAATGCGTATAGCTTCAACTGTTCACTCTCAGCATCGACATAACCTCTACCAGTTTTTAAGTCTGCAATGATTAGCTTGCGCCATGAAGTGCTGATGCCAATAAAATCAGCAGTACCACCACATTTGTATGCAGGGGTATCTTGGTAGGGTAGGAATTTCTCAACTTCGCCCTCGCAAGCCCATTCAACCTCGTTGTATATATTAAAAATAGCGTCAAGATATTGTTTGGCAAAGTCACAGTTCTCCTCTGTCATTGTGATGCCCTCAAAGACTGTGCCAACTAATAGCATGGGGTCTGATTGATCTTTAAAGCAATGCTCTGCCAAGGCATGAATTGCAGTTCCTAGCTTTGCCGCATCGCCACCCTCAACATAGGGCATTTGTGCTGATAATCTGGCAGAGGCGGGACAGGCAATCCAGCGAGATGCTGCTGATGCTCTCAGGTTTAGTTGCTTTTCCATGATGACCTTTCAATGTGGTGATGTTCAATGAGTAATTGGTAGGCGAGTTGTCTAGTTTCATTTGAGACTGCATGACCTAAGTCTTCGGGGTCAAGGAGACGCTTTAGGAAGATAACAGTGTGTTGGTTCTGCTTACGCTCTTTGTCGAGTTCAGAAGCAAGCCAAACAATATGCTCACGCAAGGTTTGCCGTTCTTTTTCATCCATTGCGATACCCCCAAAGTGCAATCAAACTGGCATCACTACGACCATCATCCTTAACCCTCTTGAACAGTGCGAGATGTTCAGGGAACAACTCCATTGCTCTGGCTCTAGACCCATCCTTACCACCAACAACACCCATAGACTTAATCCAAGTCTGTGGGGTCATCATCGTTGTCTTGATCTGAAGTGCTGTTAACACACCCTCTACAACACCAAGACTTCTACCTAGAGAAAATACACTGGTAACGCCTTGCCCACTCATAGCAAAGACCCGCTCGGTGAATGCCTCGTTAGGGTCAAAGTCCTTGACGATCTGAACCAACTCAGGCACTGATACCTGACGCTTGTTCTTGCCGTTGCGGGTGAGGGTGACTGTAGGCATATCCTCGACCTTTACCAGTTCCCCATCGACTATGAGGGCTAGAGCACCATTCAGACCGCAATCAATACCAATGGTTCGCCTAGTCATTGAGAAGCCCTTTGATAGCCTTAAAACGAGCCTGAATCAGGGAATCTACTGATTCATCTAGTCGCCTGATGGTGGTTACCAATGGTATTGTTCTCCCAGTGGCATATCTGGAGACTTGAGCAGGGTGAAAGCCAGCATGACGAGCTACATCGGTGATGGTGTAGCCAGCCACTTCAGCCTTTTCCTTAATGTTTTCAATGGTTTGCATAGTTTGTGTGTTCATAGTGCAGGGGAGTCTAGAGACTTTTAATTGATTGGTCAAGCCCTTTGTGATTTAATAGTTGAGTTAATTGTGGGGGATTGGTTAAATAAGTGTTGACTGTCTAATCAACTTCTGTATGATTGGCAACATCAACAACGCAACTCAAGGAGATTTCCAAATGACAAACGCAACACAAACAACTGCTCAAGAAGAACGCAACATCAATATGTATGGAGTCGCTGATATTGATGCTTATGTGGAATCTGTCAAAGAATCCATCACATACCAATTAACAGGCGCAAACATGGTTGTGGCTGGCCTGATGTCTGATGCTCAAGAATTGATTGCTGGTGGAGCACAAAACAGCAGCCGCCAAACACTCAACATTGCCAAGCACATTTTGTTTTTGATCATGGATGGCGAATTGGTTGGCACAGTAGAGCGCAAGTAAACCCAAGGGGGCATAGACCCCCAACTTTAAGGAGACAACATGTATCCCATTGACGATTCAGAAGCAGAGGAGATGCGGTTAGATGATCTGCACCTCAGACGCTACCGCTTCCAACTGCTCAACCACCCCGACTGCCGTGACCCCGACCACCCAACCTGTGAACTCTGTGAGGAGAATGATGATGACTCAAATGACACTGATTGATTTACACATAATGTCAGAAGATGACAAATTACCAACTAATATTGCATTCAAAATTGTTGGTGGCAAGACCATTTACAAGCATATTGGCTGGATGTGGAGACGATCTGATAAGCAGATTTATCTCAACAAATACGATTGGGACTTTAAAAATGAAGAGCGTCATAGACGCTACTTGGATGACAACACAATGATTCAAGTTCTGCAACTAAGTGAGGTATCAGAGTGACAATTAAGCAAACCCTGCAAGCTACCCTAGTGGGCTTGATCCTGTCTGTGCCTTTTCTTATTGAGATTGCAAAGGAGTTAATGAAATGAACTATGTACAAATGACCAATGCACCAGCATTTCCAGACGGACTAGGAAAAAAAGGAATGACGTTGCGTGACTACTTTGCGGCTGCTGCTATGCAAGGTTTAATTGCCGCTGACGCTCACGATGGTGGGTGTGTTAAGTGTGGTGATAAATATATTGCGCCTCTTGCATATGAAATGGCAGACGATATGTTGAAAGCGAGGGAAGCATGACACCACTACAAGACTTCTGCCAAGAACCTCGTTCAATGGAAGAGTTAGAAGAGGCTGAATTCAAGCCCCATAGCGTCTACAACGCTGTCAAAAAAGGTGACTTGAAGAACGTCAAGGCAACTGATGATTGGGGGCGTAGGACGCATGGTAAGGGTCTGTTCCTGTCCACAGTCACCATTGCACCCATGAACTTCACCGCATTACAGTCAGCATGGAATACATACCCACAAGGAGAAACAGCATGAGCATCGAAAAAGACTTAGAGGAATTGATTGCCAAGATTGCGCCTAGCAAGGACATTGCTGGCGGCTTCATGAGTCGTGACCAGATCATTCAACTCATCCGCAAGGTGGCAACTGACGCATCCCTGATCGGGTACTGCCACGCTGAGAAGTTGACCAGAGAACGCATGGACAGAAAACTTACAGCAATTGAGCAAGAGTTGACAATTATCAAGGAACAGTTGAAAGATGCTGAACTTGACTTGATAGCTGCTAACAAATGAGCCACTGGCGCAAAGTCATCCTTGCATTGCTTTGTGCTGGCGCACTCTTTTATTTTGACTCTAAGGAGGTGAAAAATGTTAGAAACAATGATAAATTTTCTTCTTATAGCGACACTCGCATTCGCCTTGGGAATAGCAGTTTGCGTAGCATTTGTTATGTGGTTGCTAAAAGAAAGCGAACAAGAGTGATGTGTCCAGACTGCCAGCAGTGGGTCAGAGATGCAGGGGTAAAAACCTACAGTTGCACCGACTCCAATATCAAAAGAGGATTTGTTTTCACCTACAGGGGACGAGCATGAAAGGTGGTGCAAGACAAGGGTCAGGACGCAAACCCATCAACATTGATGAGCGTAGGGCATTCACCCTGTACGAGCAAGGATTCAGCAAGCTAGAGATTGCGAAACGGTTTGGAGTCCCATACAACAGTTTACGCACCATCTTCCGCAAAGCAGGGAAGCTGATAAAAAGGAAAACAGATGAGTGAATCATTTAACCGCAAGAGACAGATTCAAGAGTACAAGACCCAACAAGAGGTATATGACGAGTTGCGAAACCACATTCTTGAACAGGTAGCCGTTGAGGTTGAGAAGATGCAAGGGTTTGGGAAAGATACCTTGAGTTCGTTTGGTATATTTATTCGGGAGATGAAGAAATGACGCAAGATGAAATCATTGAGATGGCAAGAGAGGCTGAATTGGCTTATGACATTGATGCTGTCTTTACTTTTAAAGGAAATTTCGCACAGATTGAAGCCTTTGCCAAACTGGTAGCCGCCAAGGAACGTGAAGCCTGTGCAAAAACACTGGAATCAATCAGCAATGCGCCTGATATGCAGTCATACGCCGAAGCCATCAGAGCCAGAGATGAAGCATGATTGAAGCCAAACTCAAGCAAAAGAACGGCTACGCCGACTCAGATTAAGCCTGTAGTCCATTTAAATACTGAGTCTTCCCCGCAACCTTGACGGCTGTGAGTTCTTGTTTCTTCAAGTTATTAGGGTCGTAGCTGACATGAACCCATCCAGAATCAGGTACTCCTTGGGTGTAGAACTCTAAGATCAATTGGGTGTAGTCCAAGTTATCCATGATCCACTGAGCCAGATCAGCATTAGCAACACCAGCAATCTCAATATCACAGGCTTGCCCCTTGCAATGATCTGAGGTTTTTGATCCTCCCACAGCAGCATTTGACTCAGGGCTACGATAGCCAGAGTTCACGGTTACAGACTTTCCAAAGTGTTCACGCACAGGTTGCAAAACCTTTTCACACAAGACTTTGAGGTTTTCTAATGCTTCCTCATCAGGGGTGTTGTCTAGACCCAAACGAGTGGCAGTGTCTGACTTGGTAAGTTCTTTGAGGGTGAAGTTTGCTGACAAGTTCATGGTTTTCCTTTCAGGGTTTGGTAGGCGGCATTGTAGGCATCAATACAGGCGTTGAGTTGTCTGGTGTTTGCATCTCCTTGGTCTGTGATGGCGATAAGAGATTTAGCAATTGTTGGGTCAAGTTCGGCTGTTGCTTGAACGCTATCTCCGGCGGCAGGGGCGGTATCTGTGGCGGTTGATATGGGGCAGTTGGGGGCTTTGACAGCAAGCCGCAACTTGAGAGTCCCATTATCAATATCAGCATTGCGCTTTTGTTGAGCAAGTTTTGCATCTTGATTTGCCTTTTGAAGTTTAGCTGTTTGAGTTTGAATTGCTGAGACTAGGACTTGTTCCTTTTGCCTAGCCTCTGCATTTAAGGCGGCAATCTCAAGTTGTTGACGAGTCACCTCATCATTTGAGCCTTTCCAGTACCCACTGCCAAAGGCACTCAGAACCGCCATTAGGATGCCCAAAAGCACCCAAGGGTTAAAGATACTCATGGTGCTGGTGGCTCGTCATTGTCAATGACTTCTGCCTTGGCACTGGCATTAGCTACCGCCTTAACAGCAGAACGACCAGCTACACCGCCAAGTACACCAGTGATAAACACCATAATAGTGTTGATTTGCTGTGTATATACCTTGTCAATTGCCGCCATTCCTGACATAGGTTGCGTTACAAATGAAACGCTATAGAGGAACATGGCAACTGATCCTAAAAGAATCAATGTCAAAGCAAATATTACGATTGCCCAAATTCTGACTTCAATTTCTTCAGCAGTCATTCGGTTGTTTGGTTTGTATCCAATGGTAGGCATTACTTTTTCTCCTGTTCAGGTTTAACGAGTTGCTCTGGACAAGTACCTGTAGCGGTACAAATTGGGGGCTTACATTCAGCATTTTGCCAATTCTGAGGGTCTTGGCAAGGATAACGAAACCTATCCTCACAGGCAGACAATAGAACCAGTGCCATCAATAAGAATATTTTCATTTCTCTTTATCCCTTTCCTTTTGTTCGATCTGTCTTCTTAACGCTTGCAATTTAATAACCTCGGCTTTGACCTCGTTCTTGGCTTCCAGAATATCTAGGTAAAGCATTGCACCCAATGGTAGCAATAGAGCCACGAACAAACACAAAAGAATTGCAGCCACTATGTCTTCCCCCACCGATTCACGAACAGGAGAAACAGCCAAAGGTAAAGGAGGAATATAAAAGTCATTGTCAGATACCCTAGCTTTAGTTGGAGGTTTCTTGACTCCTCTTTGCGTAGCCATATCTCTTGCCTCTTTTTACTCTCTTCCTTTAACCTTGCTTGCGTTTGCTCCTCTTCAATCTTGTCTTTCATCTCGTAAACTGAACTGTACAAAGCCCCCATCTCAGGGGGCGCACTGTATACGAGACATTCACGAATTTGAACTACCAACCTGTCCATCTCTTGAGCCGCCATCACCCTCTTCAAAGCCGCTTCCATGTGGTTCTGGTTAGGGTCATAAACTGTCAGACTCTTTTGCTCTTCTTCCCTTATGTGTGCCGCTAACTGTTCTTGAAGTTTAAAAAATTCTGTGAGCGAATTTACAATCCCAATCTTGATTTCAGTTTCTTGAACATCGACATACTCAGATTTCTTAGACTTAGCCACAGGCTTTGCAACTTGAGGCTTTGGGCTACCAGCAAAGAACTTGAGTAGCTTGCTCCAGAATCCACCAAGTTCCTTGCCGATAGCCACAACCTCATCAGCAGTTCTTTTGACTTGAACAAACTGCTCTTTAGCTTGCTTGTAAAGGTCAACACCTTGCTGAATCTGTTTGACCAGACCAGCCGCCATGAGGCAAATCGTGATTGGATCAATTTCAGTCTCCTGTTATTGGGTAAACAAGCCTCTAGCTGTAGGGCTTTGTTGCATCTCTCGTATTCTTCGTTCACGCAAAATGTCAATTGCTGGCATCTGGTTGAAAAGACTAGGAGACTGAATAACAGCTTGAGTTCCTAATGCTGGCAAAACTCTTGTTGCAGTACCAGTAACCACAGGCTTACTACCAGTTCGCATTTGATTTGCCAACTCCTCAATAGTACCCATTCTGTATTTGGTAGCACCAGCCCTTGAAGCTAAGGTTGATGCAGCAACTAAAAGACCAGTCAACGGATCATATGCACCAATACCTACTGTACCTCCACCAGTAATTACACCAGTTGGGGCAAACTTTCCAAAGAATCTTAAAAGGTTTTGTGGTGCATCTCCTTTAGCCGCCTTTTTAATTGCGTCTCTTTCTTCAGATGTAAACATAGCCATTCTTTTATCATTCTTGGCAAGTTGTCTCAACTGAGCCGCCATTGAATTTTCAGCACCAGATTGCGTATATTTTGTTGCATCTAGTTGTGCTTCTTCAAGCATATCTGTAAAGATTTCAGACTTCTTCATCTTGGAATAAGCATCTCTTGCTTCACCCCAAGTCTTACTCATAACCTTTGTATTTCCTGTTTCAACCTTTGTTGCATCTACATTCATTAAATAGTTATCAAACCTGTCGAGCAGAATAGAACCCAAACGCTTTTCATCAGGGTCTGTACTCTTTTGAGCACTACGAATAATTTTCCTCAATGCCTGTAACTCAGTCCAATCTTTAGGTTGAGTTGAACTTGTTAATTCTTCTATTGCGCCAGCAATTTTTGGAAATCCTTTTGGCGTATATCCCGCAGCCCTTAAATTTTTTGCAACATCGTTCATGTCAGCAACAAATGCGTCATTCTTAAATTTAAAGCCCATCTGATCTAAAGCATCGTATCTTTCTTGAGCAATCTTGCCCATTGCCTCTTCTGACACTGCTTGTTGTGTCTTAGGTCTTTTTATACCTAAAAGTGAAGTGCCTAATGTCGTTAAGAAAGACGCAATAGGATTATTTGTCAACTCGTAAACACCTTGACCAGCCATTGTTGCTGTTGAGCCTACAACCGCTTGAGTTGTTGGGTCTGTTGCCAACCTACCAGCCAATTCTCTACCGCCTTGTGTAGTTCCTGTAGTTGCCAACTTTGCTAATGCTGGAACTTGTTTTCCAACACCTGTCATAGTCTCAAGACCAGCACTTACAACTCTTTCAGGTGCTGTTTGCTCTTCTGGAGGTGCAGTTAATCCTACCCTTGTCATTAAGTTCTGAAGACCTTGAGATGTTGGAATTAATCTGTAATCTGTAAATGGAGACATTGCAAGATTAGCAACGCTTCCAACTACATCAGCCGCTGGAACTAATACACTGCCAGCTAGAGCCGCTGGCGCACCACCAAAATACCCACCAACACTAGCACCAACTGCTGTAGGAGCAACAGCCCTTAACCCAATATCCGTTCCTCGTTTAAATGCACTCAACATAGGAGATGTATCTTCTTTAGCAGGAGGAGGTGTAGTGGTTGTTTGTCCTGCTTGTTGCAATGCATACTTATATGCCTGTGCATCAGTCAATTCACGATCTGACTCAACCTCATAAGTTCCACTATTAGGAATAGCGATTTCATAAGTGAATTTAGCCATGTCAATTTTTCCTTTTAACAGTGACTCCAGCAGGGAGTTCTGATGGTGTTGAACCTGCTTCGTTATCAACTTTTTCCAACCAACCAGCTAATGAGTTGCCCGGCTTTGATAAATAAGTGGCTTGTTTAGACAAATATCCAGCAAGTTTTGTTTGAGCAGTTTTCTTGTTTAGTAAGTACGCTTTAAGGTCTTTAGGTGCTAAACCAGTTGGCAAGGCTGTATCCAAGGCAAGATTCAATTCACCCTCAGACAAAGCACCAAAGGTAACAGATCCAATCACATCAAGACCTAATTGTTGTCTCACATTAGCAAGCTGTATTGATGCCGCTGTTAAGTTTGGAAACCTACTTGCAATTACACCTGTATTTGCACCAGCATCAATTGCGGCAATAGCCTCATCAATGTTGCCAATATTCTTCTTGATCTTGCCAACTTCAGCAAAGGCTTGACCAACTTGTTTAGCACTTAACTCGCCAATGCCTCTGCCTTGCGCTCTACGTTCCTGAACATCTGCACCAAAATCTTCTGAGTTCCTAATCGCATCTGCTCTAGCTTGCCCTTTAAGTTCCTCACCTTGAGGGCTAGTGACCTTGGTTGTTCCATTCTTCATAACCAAGATAACTGTTCCATCTGGCGTAACCTTGCTAGATTGAACCTTGTCAGACCCACCAGCACTAGCTTCAACTTTTCTTTGGTTTCTATCCAAAGCCTGATTATTTACCCTAGTGAGAGTTTCAAGAGAGTCTGAACGACCTTTATCGTCAAGATTTTCCCATTGATTTGCAAGTTCTTTTGCATAAGCATTAACTGTAGGATCAATTGCTTTGGTCTCAATCATTACCTTGATTGGATTTTCACCAGCAGGAACTGCTTTTAAGCCTGTAGGAGTTTTGACTTCCCACGCACCAGTAACAGGATTTTGTTCGCTAATGATGTCTCCTCGTTTCAATACCTTGGTTTCAGGTACAAGTGTTTTGAGAATACCTCGACCAGCAACAGTTGTTGACAATTGCTTTTCAACTTCAGGGTTACGAGTTCCATCCTTGTTAAACAAAGTCTTAGCAAGTTGTTGAACTTGTAAAGATTCAATCCCTTGCACACTGTCAAGCCTTTGCTTAACAATATTTGCACCGACTTGACCATATTGAGAAATAAGATTATTCGCAACATCCTGATTAAATGTTTGGGTTCTCGGGTCAAGTAATGGTGTTGTTGGCTCACCAGTGTCAGGGTTTATACCATTAGCAATGCTCAATGCTCTTGACTCCAAACCTTTAGCCCTCAAACTTTCACCACGCTGAACTAAAGCATCTTGATATTGCAACTCACTCAACTGAGTTTGTTGAGCCTGTTGCTTCACCCGCATCATCTCGTTACGCAACAAGAATGCGGCTTCTTGGTCACCAGATTGCAGTGCAGCTTGAATAGCTTGAGCATAAGAATCTGGATTGCTTTGGTCAATCATGCCAAGCAACTGTTGACGCTGAGTGATCTTCTGCAACTGTGGGTCTACACCACCCAAAGCACCGCCAATGGCACGACCTAATTGTTGTGCGCCAAGAGCAATGCCAAACTGCCCTTGTTGCATAGGGCTAAGATTAGCCTGTTGCAAGGCTTGAGCCTCCATAGCAGCTTGACGCTGTTGCTCATACTGCTGTGGAGTTGCAAATAAACCTAAGATGTCTGATGCTGCCATGATTTATCCTTTATGTGCCAAATACCCGATTAAATGGATTTGAAGTTGTATTAGCTAATGGAGTTACCATTTGATTTGCATAATATTGGGAATAATCAGTGGGGCTTATGTTATATCCAGCCGCATTTGTTGGAGAACCACCAAATCCAAAGTTTGTATTCTGCAAATAATTTGCAACACCACTTCCAAACTCAGGGCTTCTACCCAAGTTCATCAAGCCAAGTCCCAAATCACTACCAGCACCAGCTTGTAAAGCCCTAGCCGCACCTATTCCACCAGTTAACAATGCTTGCCCAACATTGCCACCAGCAGTAGCAGCACGACCACCTAAAGCAGAACCCATCTCTAAAGGCTGTTGACCAAGAGACTCAATGGTAGAACCAGCACCCAAGTAAGCACTGAATGGACTCAAAGCACCAACCTGACCAGCTTGATACTGACCCATTAACTGTGCGCCAGAGCCAAGCAATCCTGTGCCAAATGCCACATTCTGCTGACCAGCCTGTTGAGCCTGTGAAGCCAACTGCAAATCTTGTTGAGCCAATGCGTTGTAATACGCTTCCATCTCAGGAGTAGTAGCACCCAAACCAGCCGCACCGCTAGGACGCATACCTGTAGCACCCACTGACAATCCACCACGACCTTGTTGGAACAACTGGTTCTGCAACTGTGCCATTTGTCTTTCACGACTAGGAGCAAGCAAATCCTGTTGCTGTTGAATGTATTGAGCCGCAACTTGTTGAGGAGACTGCTGTAGGTACTGCTGACCTAAACCAAACAGTCCTGTAGCACTTTGTTGAAGCGGAGCATACTGTTGCTGTGCCATTTCTGCTTGAGATAAAGCACCGCCTGTAAGAGCTTGTAATCGGTCTTGGTAGGCTTGTAGCTCAGGGCTGACAGTGTAACCAGCACCAGACACATAACCGCTAGGATCGAATTGAAAGTTTGAAGTTCCATAGCGAGTAGTTACGCCAACAGGTCGAAACTTAGCAGCTTCAGCCGCAAGTCTTGCAGACTCAAGTTGCGCTCGTGCAGACTCTTGAGCCGCACCTCTAGTGGCATCGGCTTGCATAGCCCCACCAAGTAAACTAGCTCCTGCTGCTATAAATGCTGCTGGCATATCATTCCCCTTTAATCAAAATCTCATCCACTTTAGACGGGTCTTTCTCGTCTGTGGCATGAATACAAAACCAAACACAATCTGTTATTGCTTTGACTCCATGAGTCACCCCTGCTTCAATCTCAATACACGCTGGCGCAGAAACAATGTCAATCTCAGTACCACGCAATACAGCAACCTTGCCATGTGCCAATATCGACAAATGACTGAAGTTGTGCGTATGCTTCAAAATGCTCATCCCTGCCGTAAAGAATGACTCCTTGGCATACAGCCCATCACTGAAATGATGAGTAATGCGGAATTGAGGGTCTTGAATTATCATGTTTACTCGTAAAGAATGTTGATTGAACCAGCATCAAAGGTGTCAGTGCCGTTGACTGTTGTTATGCGAACTCGATCTAATGAGGAGATACTTCCATCACCACCACCAGAAGCAATTACTGTTGTTCCAGTTTTTGCCATGTGTGAAGAAACCCATACAGAACCACTTACATTTGTCAGAACAAGATGCCCTGACTGTAAAGATGTAGGGGAATTACTAAAAAGAACAAAACCCGCTGTACTGCTTGTGCCACCAGTTCCACTGGTACTGTTAGTTTGTATTCCGGTTGAAACGTACCCAGTGCTAACAATGCCGCCACTGTTTCCACCTTGAATTAAAAGTGAGCTTGTACCATTTGTGCTAACTCCGTTAAACATTACAGTAATACGCTTTGCAAAACTTGGTATGCCTGTAAAGTCGATATTTGTACCAGATGTAGATGCTACAGCAGTGCCAGAATTTATAACGCTTACTGTCAATGTAGTTCCAGAACCCAATGTTTTATTTGTCAGTGTTTGAGTGTCAGATGTACCAACAACAGTTCCGCTTGGTGCAGTCTTTGTTGCCCATGTATCTAAATCAGTATCCCAAGCCTGTACGTTAGTCCCAATTACAAGACCTAAATTAGTTCTTGCATTTGCAGCTGTAGATGCACCAGTACCACCATCAGCAACAGCTAGATCAGTAATACCTGTAATAGTACCCGCTGAAATATTTGCAGTTGTTATGGTTGCTGTCGTTATGGTTGCAGTTGGAATTACTACTGTGCCTGTAAACGTAGGACTCGCTGAATCAGACTTAGTAGCAATAGCCGTAGCAATGTTATTGAACTCTGTATCAATCTCAGTACCCTTAACAATCTTTAAAGGATTGCCAGAAGTTAAAGCATCTTTTGTTGCAAAGTTGGTTGATTTTGTATAATTTGTCATATCTGTCCTTAACTTAATTTACCTTGTTTAGATTGAATCTCAATCTTTTGAAATGACAATGCTGTTCCACTAATGTCAGATTCATACCCTGATTGCACAACCTTGCCAGAACCAGATGCCGAAACTGTCAATGTCTGCAAAGCAATGCCATCAGCGTACTGAGCAATGACTGTAGCGTTTGCACCATACTCTGCAACACCATAAAAACTCTCGCCTTGGGTTGGAATGGTCACACTTTCAGATAAGTAGTTGGTCTTAAAATCAAAACCCCACTTAAATGTCACGGTTTGATTGCTTCCACCAATCACAACAGTAGACAACTTCTTCAAAATAGAAGTGACATTCTGATTTGCAAGGTCAGCATGGTTTGTGTAATACAGCATCCTGTAATCAGCATCATGATCTTGGAAAGTACCGTACTTGCCTACATAACCATTCTTACCAACCAACAAATCACCGTTTCTGCGAGACAACAATGATGTTGGTTCTATAGAGTCCCAAGTTGTAGCCCTTGCTGCACCATCAGGTAAATAGGCTTTGGTGTCAAAACAGAACACTGACTTTGTACTTGGTGTAGTCAACAAATAAAAGGCTTCACGCTCAGAATAAACAGATTTGATATTAGCCAATGTCTCACCAGCTACAGTCTCCATCAAGTCATTGCGGATGTTCTTAGACAAGTCTCTCTCAGGAGATGACTTCTCTTGAATCGTTCTCATTAACGATCTGACACCAGAGTTAGACAAGAACAGCACATCAGTGCTAGTTGTTTGAATACTGTCTCTAGCAATGCAACCAATACCCTCAACAGTGTCATGTAAAGACATAGATGCTGGTGTTGTGGCATTTTGGTAAATCAGAATCTGACGCTTACCAAAGATAAACAAGAAACCATTGTGTGCTGCTAGACCTGTGATCTCATCAGCACCGTTCACCCACACACGGTCTACATTCAAAGAACCTGATGTACCTGTTGACCAAACATGACCAGCAATCAAGTCAGAGAAAAAAACTGTTGCGTTATTGGTTGTAGTGTTTGCCGCCCACAATCTACCAAAGGCAGAGATTGCAATATTGGCATCAGGCACAGTGCCTACATAACCTGTCTTCTCCGACACTCTACGAAATGTTGTAGTGCTTACAGCAGGGTCATAGATCAGTGGGTTAAACCCTGACTGAAAGAAGTA